CCTCCTAACTTTCTAAGGATTTATTATGGCGTATAATTATCTGGACATCACAAACGAAGTCTTGGCAAGGTTTAACGAAGTGGCGCTAACCTCTTCTAACTTTACAAGTTCACGTGGATTTCAGACACAGTGTAAGAATGCTGTCAATGACGCCATTAACTATATTTATCAGCGTGAGTTTGGTTGGGCGTTTAGTCACTCATTGCAAACCCAAACACTTGTTGCTGACCAAACAAGATACACAGTAGACTCTTCTTTGTATCACGTAGACTACGAAACATTTCGGATTGAAAAAAGTGACGCGCTTGCAACAGCAGGAGTGTCTTTGCGCATAATAGAATACAAAGAATACGTAGATAAGTATATCGACCAAGAAAGCACATCTGATGTGGGCGGCATACCTATCTATGTATTTAGAACGCCAGACAATAACTACGGCTTGTTCCCATACCCGGACAAGGCGTACACACTAAAGTTTGATGCATATACCAGACCAACGGCACTAAGTGCAACAACAGATGCACCTGATGTACCAGAACAGTTTCGACAAGTTATTGTAGATGGTGCTACTGCATACGGCTATCAGTATCGCGGTGAAGCACAGCAATACGGTATCAACTTTTCCAGATTTGAAGAGGGCATTAAACATATGCAAAGTATTCTTATCAACAGAGACTTTACATATGTAAGGTCAACATTCTTGCCTCATTCACAAAGGTACGGAGTATCTATTTTCCCGACAGGAACATAAGACATGGCTGATGAAGCACAACTTAGCCCGTTTGTTTTTGCATGTCAGGGGGGACTTGTCCTAGACCAGTCTACGTTTGCCATGCAACCGGGCATGGCTCTGGAACTGCAGAACTTTGAGCCAGACATTAGTGGCGGCTACAGACGCATTTCAGGATACGCTAAGTGGAATACTAATATCGTTCCACAAACAGCCGCATCTACAGAGCCTGTGCTTATGGTAGCACACTTTAACTCAAAGGTTATTGCGGCACGTGGAACTAAGATATACGAGGCTGGTACAACCGGCTCGTGGTCAGAGATAGATACAGGTAGAACAGGTGCTGGACGCTATACATTCTTTAGGTACAATCTCGCAGGAACAGATTTTATCATATGGGCAGATGGTGCTAACCACGCTACTAAGTATGACGGCACAACCCTTACAGACATCAATGCATCTGGCGCACCAGCTAATCCAAAGTTTGTAACAGGATTTAAAGACCACCTCTTTTTTGCTGGCGCATCCAGTACGCCACAGCAGCTTACGTTTACTGCACCGTTTACAGATAACGATTTTCAAACCAGTAACGGCGCAGGTACAATTAAAGTAGACAGCAATATTACCGGACTGTTTCCGTTTCGTGATGCACTGTTTATTTTCTGCGAAGAACGTATCTTTAAACTGACAGGCAGCGCACTCGCTGACTTTGCTATACAACCTGTTACCAGAGAGATTGGTTGTCTTAACGGATTTACCATCCAAGAATTTGCAGGTGACATTGTATTTCTTGGGCCTGACGGTCTTCGCACAGTAGCTGGTACTGAAAGAATTGGTGACGTTGAACTTGGTACGATTAGCCGTCCTGTGCAAAAAAGGTTCCAAGAACTTACAGATGTAGATGAGTTTACAAGTCTAGTTATACCCGACAAGACGCAGTATCGCATTTTCTTTAGTAATGCTGCCACAGCACGAGCATCTACAGAAGGCATCATTTGTGTACGGCGTGGCGAAGGCTACGAGTTTGGTGACACACTTGGCATCAGGGCAAGCGCAACAGACTCTACTGTAGTAGCTGGCACTAGCTTTATTTTACACGGCGACTTTGATGGGTTTGTGTACAGACAAGAGCAGGGCAACGACTTTGATGGCAGTCAAATAGTTGGCAAGTATCGTTCGCCTGACCTGACTATGGGTGATGCTGGTATACGCAAGAACTTTCAGCGTGTGATTATTAACTACGCACCTGAAGCTGCAGTGAACGCAGACTTGTTTCTCCGATACGACTATGAGGCACCGGATGTAGCAAGACCCGCAGCATATCCGTTTGATACATCTACTGTTGTTGCAGTGTATGGTTCAGCCATATATAATACCTCAACGTATGGTGGTCAGACAAACCCATTAGTAAGACAGCCCGTAGAGGGTTCAGGTTTTGCTGTGGCACTACGAGTAAATGACAGAGGCACATCTGCCCCATACTCACTAAAAGGTTTTCAGTTAGAATTTGACGCAGGAGCAAGAAGGTAATGGCAGGATATACTAGACAATCTTCGTATACTGACGGCGACGTTATTACCGCTGCCCACAGTAACGACGAATTTAATCAAGTACTAGCTGCATTTGTAAATACAACGGGTCACAAACACGATGGCACGGCTGCTGAAGGTCCGGTCATTGGATTGATTGGCGACCCCGGCGTAGCAACCCCTCTTAACAAAGTTGTAGTCGATAACACAAACAATCGTGTGGGTGTGTTCGTAGACGCAGGTGGAGCAGGTTCTTCTGTAGAACAACTTCGGTTCCAAGATGGTGTCATTGTACCTGTGACTGACAACGACGTTGACTTAGGAACAAGTTCGTTAGAGTTTAAAAACGCTTTCTTTGACGGAACAGTAACCACTGATGCCCTTGTAGCAGACACTGCTGACATCAATGGTGGTTCCGTAGACGGGGCTACGCTAGGCACAAACAGTGCCATCACACAGGCTGTAATTGACAATATCAATATCAATGGCGCAACCATTGGTCACACAGATGACACTGACCTGATGACATTGGCAGACGGTATTGTCACTGTTGCTGGTGAAGTGTCTATGACAACTCTTGACATCGGTGGCACTAACGTCACCTCAACAGCAGCGGAACTAAACATCCTTGACGGTGTAACCGCTACTACGTCAGAGTTGAACATTATGGATGGGGTAACAGCTACCACATCTGAACTCAACATTATGGACGGTGTTACTGCTACAACTGCAGAACTCAACCTGATGGATGGCGGTACATCTGCTGGCACAACGGCAGTGGCTGGCGGTGACGGTCTTGTAACTAATGACGCTGGCACTATGCGCCAAACAACGGTGGATACCTTTGATACGTATCTTGCTGCCACATCCAAAACTCTCACAAACAAAACAATTGATGCTGATAACAACACGCTGTCTAACATTGAGGTAGACAACCTCAAGTCTGGTGTACTTGACACAGACCTGTCCAGTGTTGCTGGCACAGATACGACGCTGGCATCTGCTAAAGCTATTAAGGCGTATGTAGATGCACAAGTGACTGCATCTGACCTTGATTTTCAAGGTGACAGTGGTGGCGCACTTAGCATCGACCTCGACAGCGAAACTCTCGACATTGCTGGCGGCACCGGAATCGACACGTCTGGTTCAGGTAACACCCTGACGGTTGCAATAGACAGCACTGTGGCTACATTGTCAGGCTCCCAAACACTTACTAACAAAACTATTGATGCCAGCCAGTTGTCCGGCACCGTGGCTAACGCCCGTCTTGATGCACAGCTTCAGGATGTGGCAGGGCTGGCTGTAACCAACGGCAACTTTATCGTGGGTGATGGCAGCAACTTTGTAGCAGAGTCTGGTGCTACTGCACGTACATCTCTTGGTCTGGGTACAGCATCTGTGACTGATACAGGCATCAGCAACGGCAACGTGGCTGTATTTACCAGTGGTGCAGCAGACAATGACTTCCTTCGTATCGACGGCACAGCTATTGAGGGACGTTCCGCATCAGAAGTGCTGTCCGATATTGGCGGCCAAGCCTCACTTACATTTGGCATCTCTAATACAAATGCTGTGAAGATTGACAGCAGTTCCGTAGCAGATGATGAATATGCCCGATTCACAGCAAACGGTTTGGAAAGCCGGTCAACTGCAGAAGTTTTATCGGATATTGGGGGTCAGGCTTCGCTGACATTCGGTATATCAAATACCAATGCTGTAAAGATTGACAGTGCGTCAGTTGCAGATGATGAGTATGCTAGGTTTACCTCTAGTGGACTTGAGAGTCGTTCTACATCAGAGGTTCTTTCAGACATCGGTGCTGTAACTGCTGCAGATGCTGCTAACGAAGCGACAGCCCTTGCAATTGCACTTGGCTGATAAAATAAATGCTTGACAAAGCGTTATGAGTATGGTATAATTATACTACATTTGGAGAAATAAATGGCTAATACATTCAAAGTTGTATCGCATGACGTTATGCCAGCCTCAAGCGGTAGTCCAGAAGACCTATA